TGGTTTTATAGGTGATAATGGTGCTAAAGGAAATACAGGTCTACAAGGAGCTAAAGGAAATACAGGCCTCGCAGGGCAAAAAGGTGCTACTGGTTCAGGTGGTAGACAAGGTGTAAAAGGAAATACGGGTCTTGCAGGTGCAAAAGGTAATACAGGCGCAACTGGCTTACAAGGTCTAAAAGGTAAAACAGGCCATTCGGGTGATAAAGGTGCTAAAGGTAATACTGGCTCGGCAGGTGACCAAGGTGTTAAGGGTAACAAAGGTAATACAGGTAATAAAGGTCTTCCTGGCTCAGGTGGTAGAACGGGTATAAAAGGTAATACAGGCCTCGCAGGTACAAAAGGTGATACTGGTAATCAAGGTGCAAAAGGTAATAAAGGTAATACAGGCCTCGCAGGTGACCAAGGTGCTAAAGGTAATCAAGGTAATCAAGGTGTAAAAGGAAACACAGGCCTCGCAGGAACTAAAGGTGGTACTGGCTCAGGTGGTAGAACAGGTGCTAAAGGAAATACTGGCCTCGCAGGTGACAAAGGTTCGACTGGAAATCAAGGTTTTAAAGGAAACAAAGGTAATACAGGCCTCGCAGGTGACCAAGGTGCTAAAGGAAATCAAGGTGCTCAAGGTGTAAAAGGAAACAAGGGTGCAACTGGTAACAAAGGTAATACTGGCTCGGGTGGTAGAACGGGTATAAAAGGAAATACAGGCCTCGCAGGTGCAAAAGGTGATACAGGCGCAACAGGTTTACAAGGTCTAAAAGGTAAAACGGGTAATTCTGGTGATAAAGGTTCTAAAGGTAATCAAGGTAATACTGGAGTTAAAGGTAATACGGGTAATGCAGGAACTAAAGGTGGCACTGGCTCAGGTGGTAGAACAGGCGCTAAAGGAAATACAGGCCTCGCAGGTGCAAAAGGTGATACAGGCGCAACGGGCTTACAAGGTCTAAAAGGTAAAACAGGTCCTACCGGCGATAAAGGTTCAAAAGGTAATCAAGGTAATCAAGGTGTAGTTGGAGCTCAAGGTAACGCAGGAAATAAAGGTAATACTGGCTCAGGTGGTCGTACTGGTGTTAAAGGAAATACAGGCCTCGCAGGTGCAAAAGGTGATACAGGCGCAACGGGCTTACAAGGTCTAAAAGGTAAAACGGGTAATTCTGGCGATAAGGGTAGTAAAGGAAATACTGGTAACCAAGGTGATAAAGGTACTAAGGGTAATGCAGGAACTAAAGGTGGTACTGGCTCAGGTGGTCGTACTGGTGCAAAAGGTAATACTGGCGTAGCAGGTAGTAAAGGTGATACGGGTAACCAAGGTGCAAAAGGAAATAAAGGTAATACAGGCCTCGCAGGTGACCAAGGTGATAAAGGAAATACTGGTAACCAAGGTGATAAGGGTACTAAGGGTAATGCAGGAACTAAAGGTGGGACAGGTTCAGCAGGTGCAAGTGGTCAAAAAGGTGCAAGAGGTCCTCAAGGTGATGCAGGTGATAAAGGTAATACAGGTGCTCAAGGTTTAAAAGGAAATAAAGGTAATACAGGCCTCGCAGGTGACCAAGGTGATAAAGGTAATACTGGTAATCAAGGTGTAGTAGGTGCTCAAGGTGCTCAAGGAAACAAGGGTGGAACGGGGTCAGCAGGTGCAAGTGGTCAAAAAGGTGCAAGAGGTCCTCAAGGTGATGCAGGTGATAAAGGAAGTACGGGTGCTCAAGGTTTAAAAGGTAATAAAGGTAATACTGGCGTAGCTGGTGACCAAGGTGATAAAGGTAATACTGGTAATCAAGGTCTCGTAGGTGCTCAAGGTGCTCAAGGAAACAAAGGTGGAACGGGTTCGGCAGGTGCAAGTGGTCAAAAAGGTGCAACAGGTCCTCAAGGTGATGCAGGTGATAAAGGTAATACAGGTGCTCAAGGTTTAAAAGGTAAAACAGGCCACCAAGGTGATGCAGGTGACGAAGGTGCTAAAGGTACGACAGGTGGTGGTGGTGTTCAAGGTGCTCAAGGTGCTCAAGGAAACAAAGGTGGGACAGGTTCGGCAGGTGCAAGTGGTCAAAAAGGTGCTACGGGTGTTCAAGGTGTAAAAGGTGTAATTGGTGCTCAAGGGGCTTCGATGAGTGGTTTAGGATATTTTGAAGTTCAAGGTGGTATACTAACATTTAAACCAAATGGATGGTCTTCAGGCGATGATGTCTATATCATAAGGTCTGTACATAGTGGTAGCTTTTACTAAATTATTTTTCATATTTATATACAAACATTAAAAAAGTTATGAGAGCAAATTTTGGATTCGATAGAAACCCTCATAGATGGGATGTAAATTTCACAGATTATTATTGGTTCGCAGATGGATTTGATTCAAATGAATTAACTCAAATAGAACAAATGACCAAAATTCTTCCATTTGAAGATGCAGCAACAGGTGAAGGTGAATCATCAAAAAAATCAGATTATAGAAAATCAAGAGTAAAATGGTGTCCTCAAAATCAAGAATGGGGATGGGTTTATGAAAAACTTCACAATATGATTGTAGAAGCAAATCAAAAAATGTGGAAGTTTGATTTATCTACTATGAATGAATCAATTCAATATACTGAATATTACGGAAGTCAAGAAGGTGGGTATGATTGGCATATGGATTGTGGTATAGAAATACAAAATCAAAGAAAAATATCAGTAACAGTACAACTTTCAGATTCAAATGAATACGAAGGTGGTGACTTACAATTTAATATTGGAAAAGAAATGACCGCACCTTCTCAAAAAGGAGCAGCGATTCTATTTCCTTCATTTTATTTACATAGAGTAACTCCCGTAACAAGTGGTATACGAAAATCATTTGTTTTATGGGTTGGTGGTGAACCTTACAGATAAGATATGCAAAAGACTACTTTACCAACGGCATTAGTATATGGTTGGAAACGATTTGGTAAATACGAATTAACATCCGACATCTATCACGAAGAAGATTTATTCGAAAATGTTGTAATTTATTCATACAGAGATGCTAAAAATTGGAAATCACATTTATCTAAACATAAAGCTGATATTATTTATGTAATAGGTGAACTTCCATCGGAATTACAAAATGTAACCGATGATATTGTAAAATCTAAGATAGTTAATGTAGAAGAAATTTATCCTGATAATGTAATAGCAAATGATGTAGTTTGTCAGTCAACTTTTTGGTCATGTGAATCAAATAGAGTTTATAGTAATGAAGATTCACCACTATTATCAGTATTCACTCCAACATATAAAACTGAAAATAGAATATTTAGAACATACAAATCTCTATTAGAACAATCATATCAGAATTGGGAGTGGGTTGTGGTAGATGATTCACCAGAAGACCATCATTTAACTTGGCAAATGATAAATCATATAGCTAAATTAGATTATAGGGTAAAACCATATAGAATATCACCAATATCAGGTGGAAATGTTGGTGAGGCTAAACATAGAGCGGCAATGTTATGTAATGGTGAGTGGTTATTTGAATTAGACCACGATGATTGGTTAATATCAACTTGTTTAGAAGATGTTCTTGATGCAAGTAAGAAACATACAGATGCTGGATTTATTTATACAGATGTAACTGAAGTTGAAAAGGATAATTCACCGAGAATATATGGTTACATAGGTGATGATTGGTATGGTCATTCTGAGAATGGATTTGTATGGGGTTACGCAGGTCATACTTGGCAAGAGATTGATGATAAAGAGTGGTTAGTACATCATTATCCTGAAATAAATCCAAAAACAATTAGATTTAATATTGGAATGCCAAACCATTGTAGAGTTTGGAATAGGGATGTGTATCATAAAATCAGAGGACATAATAGAAATATTTCAGTCGCAGACGATTTAGAATTAATTATTAAAACATTTTTAGAAACTAAATTTATTCATGTTAAAAAAATGTTATATGTACAATATAATAATGGGGACTCTACTGTTGACAACAATAGAGTTGATATTAACCGAAGAGCAAGGTTAATTAGAGATTATTATGATACTCAAATAAAGGATAGATTTGAGGAATTAGGAAAAGAAGATTGGATGTGGGATTATGAAAAAAACCATTCAATAAAAGATATCAGTTATAGAGATTATGACAGATATGGTAAAAACGAAGAATTTGTTAATTATATAGTAGAATAGATATGAGAGTTTTATTTACAGTAGGATATCAAAACGAACCAATTAATGACACCATACTAAAACAAAAAGGTATGGGTGGTTCTGAATATTGCGTCATTAACTTAGCTAAAGAGTTTGAAAAGAAAGGTCACGAGGTAATAATTACAGGTGAAGTTTCAAATAGTCAAACAAATAATCTAAAATTTATTGATTATGACAGTATTGATAACAATCAACACTTTGATGTTGTTATTGCATCAAATTACATTCATTACTTTAAAGTTTTAGAAGATAAAAATATAACATTCGATAGTTCTTACTTTTGGATACATAATTTAGAGTTCTATTCATGGTATAATGGTGAGACTCTTCCAAATGATGGAGTAGATTATCTAAACCATCCTAAATTAACAAATATAATCGCAGTATCAGAGTGGCAAAAGGGTCAATTAGTGAAAAAATATAATTTAAACTCTGAAAAGGTTAAAGTTATAGGAAATGCTATAAACCCATCCGACTTTGATTCCATCCAACAAGAAAAATTTAAAGACAAAGTAATTTACACATCTGGACCTGATAGAGGATTGTGGAATCTGTTAAATATTTGGGATGATTTAAAAAAGATTAATCCTAATTTAACTTTGTGGGTTGCATCACCACCTTATACTAATGATTGGGACACTTTAGAACGAATAAAAAAAGATTACCCAACTTATGAAAGAGACTTTGATGTACATTATTTAGGTTCACTAAATCCATCTGAGTTATACAAACAAATTAAATCTTCTGAGTGGTGGATTTACCCATCTCAGTATCCTGAAACATATTGTATAACTGCTCTTGAAATGATGATGGGTAGAGTTAAACTTCTATCATCTGATACAGGTAATTTAAAACACTTACTCGATAATAAAAGTACATTAATAAGTTCACATACTCATGAGTCAGGTGAAACCCCATTTGATGATAGTTCCCCTGATAACTACAAATGGGAAAATAAAAATACAGGCCTTATGCGATATACATTTATCGCAGCATTTGCTTTTTCAAGTCAACAAGCAAAAGAACACAAGAAGTTGTTAGATAGTGCTGAACAATTTGCAAGAAAACAAAATTGGAGTGACAGATATGTAGAGTGGTATAATTTGGTGAATGATAAGTTACCAGATGAGGCAAGAGGATTTACTCCGCCAGAAGATTTTGGATTTGAAAAACTTCATCCAGAACTATACACATATTGGGACAACAAAGATGAGTGGACAAAAAAATTCATATCATATTCAGCTCGTACAAAGGAATGGGATTTGATAGTAGATGAACCATTTGATAGTTGTTTTCAATTTCCTTTATTTACTGAAGAATTTTGTAAAATGATTAGAGAAGAAGCCGAACATTCTAATAAATGGACTTTTGACCGACATGAAAATTATCCAACAACTGATATGTTGATAACAGAAATTGGAATGGATGAGATATATAATGATGTATTAAAAGACTATGTTATGCAAGTTGCAATATATTTATGGGCGTTAGAAGGTAAAGGATGGGATAGTATGAGTTCCGAAAACTTTTTAGCAAAATATATACCAACTGCACAAGGACACTTGGGAATACATCACGATAGGGCAGATATTACTTGTTTAGTACAACTATCAGATTTAGATGAATACGAAGGTGGTGGTACTTGGTTCAGAAGACAAAAGAAGTTAGTAAAAAATCCAATTGGTTACGCAACATTACATCCTGGCAATATAACTCATAAGCATGGGGCGCGTGCAACCACTAAAGGTACTCGTTATATTGTAGTTTCGTTCATGGAAAATAGGGAAAGCTAATTATTTCCATATTTATATACATAGAGGAGAATTAAATGGCAGTAAACATTCCAATATGGCCTGGTTCAGGTTCATTTTCAAGTGGTTCATCAACTCCTTTCGGATTCTTTGATTCTGATACTCAATTTCAGAATGACGCTCCGAAAGTAGCAGAATGGTGTGCGAAGAGATTGGGTTACCCAATCGTAGATGTCGAGTTGCAAGATATAAACTTTTTTACTTGTCTTGAAGAAGCAGCTAACGAATACTCTTCACAAGTAAATCAATACAGAGCAAAAGAAAATATGTTGTCAATACAAGGTACTGCTTTAGGTACTGATTTGTCTGATACTGAGATTGCACCAAATCTAAATGGTATGGTTAGTATCGCAAAAGATTATGGTACTGAAGCATTAAGTGGTGGACGAGTAACAGTATATACAGGTTCTTTTGAAATGGTAGCAGGTCAACAGATTTATGATTTATCTGATGCAAATGTGGTGAACTTAGAAAATGGTTCAGTAAATGATGGTATCGTACTTAGACGAGTATTCCATACACAACCACCAGCAATCATAAGATACTTTGACCCATTTATCGGAACAGGATTAGGTTCTCAACAAATGTTAGAAACTTTTGGATGGGGTAATTACTCACCAGGTGTTTCATTCATGATGCAACCAATGTTTGATGACTTATTAAGATTACAAGCAATCGAATTTAATGATTATATTAGAAAATCATCATATGGATTCCATGTAGATGGACAACGAATTAGATTATATCCATTCCCTCAAGGAAAAGATACAGGTGCAAAAGTATATTTCGATTATACATTAGAAAGTGAAAGTAAATCACCAATTGCAAATTCAAATGTTGTAAGTGATTTATCAAACGCACCATTTGGAAGATTAACATATACTAATATCAATAGTGCAGGTAAACAATGGATTGCACGATATGCATTAGCATTAGCAAAAGAGATGTTAGGTGCTATCAGAGCTAAATTTAGTTCTATTCCTATACCAGGTGCAGATGTAACACTTGATGGGTCTGATTTAAGAAATGAAGCTTCGGCTGAAAAAGAAACTTTGTTAACTGACTTGAAAGAAATGTTAGAATCAACTTCTCGTAGAGCATTAATGGAAGCAAGAAAAGAAGAGTCTGAATACTTAGAGGAAACTTTAAACAGAGTACCAAGACCAATTTTTATAGGGTAATTTATGGCATTGTTCGGTGGACAAAGAGATATGAGTTTGTTTAATAAATTGAACAAAGAACTCATTAATGATATAATTGATACAGAAGTGTATTACTATATGGTTGCGATTACTGAAACCAAATCTAATTTATATGGTGAGGGTGACAATAAAGTATTTCACAATCCAATAAAAATACCATGTTTAGTAGAAAGAAATCAAGCAGCACAAATATCTGATGAGTTTGGACAATCATATTCTCGTGAAGTTCAGTTTAAGTTTTTAAGAGATACATTAAAAGAAAAAGATTTAGTACCTGCAGTTGGTGATATTATACAATGGAATAATGAATATCATCTAATAGACGCATCATACTCATATCAATACTTTGCAGGAAAGAATCCTCAGTATTGGGATGGTGGTGAAACTCAAGGTTTAAATGTATCTATTATATGTGATAGTCATGTTACAAGACAAACAAGTATTAAATTAGTAGAAACAAGATTCGGTAATTCAAACCAAAATGATAACGAAGTACCAATGGGACTATAAACGATGGCAACTAAATACAGAAATACAGACAACTCGAAACCTCAGATTATACAAACACAATCTTCTACATCACCTGACCCTATATTAAATAAAGCAAAGCAGTTTAGAAGGGATAAGGATAATGTAAAAAATGTAAGTGTTGGTATTTACGATATCGATTCTGCATTTAAAAACTTTTTAGAAAAGGATGTAAGACCAACTGTTGAGGATGATGGAAGATTTTATCCTGTTCCTGTAATGTATGCATCACCTGAAAAGTGGGCAAGTGCACAACGAGATGGGTTTATGAGAGACGAAAACGGAATGATGTTAACTCCCGTTATTGTTTTTAAAAGAGATAATCTATCAGTAAACACCGATTTAGCAAAATTAAAAGTTGCACAAAACGAAGATACACATCAGTTCTTTGAAAGAAAGTACAATAAACTTAATAAGTACGACCAATTTGCAATACTGACAGGAGAAAATCCAAAGAAAGAATTTATGTCAGTTGAAAGACCTGATTATGTTGATTTACAATATGAAGTGATAGTTTGGTGTGACTATATGGAACAAGTTAACAAAGTTGTAGAGCAAATTGTATTTTTCCAAGGTCGTTCTTTTGGTGAAAGATATAAGTTTGTAATAAAAGGTGATTCTTACTCATTTGAAACAATGTCTGAGATGGGTCAAGACCGAATTACTAAAGCAACAATATCTTTAGTAACTAAGGCTTATATCGTTCCAGAATATGTCGGACTAAACAACAATACTAAACGAACAGTATCGATTGGAAAAGTTTCATTTTCAGAAGACCCAAGTCTTTCTGGCATTAAAATCTCTAAAAAGAGTGGTAATGAATAATTTTTCCATATTTATAAGTGTAGTAAATAAAATTAATATGTTATGGCAGAAAAAGAAATAAAAAGTTTTTCGGAAGAAGAAGTTAAAAAAATTACGGAAATTCAAAGTAAAACTCTATCAATTACATCAAGGTTAGGTGAGATTGAAATTGGTATTCAAAACATGGAAGCCCAATTCAATGAAATGAAACTTGAAAAGAACACTTTGATGGAATCTTACAGAGAATTATCCAACGAGGAAAGAGAATTAAGTGTGGAGTTGAGAGCTAAATATGGTGAGGGAACTTACGATGTAGCTACAAATACTTTCACACCTAACAAATAAGTATTCGTTTTGGAAATTTTTGGAGTATTTATATAAAGGTAAACCCAAAGATTTAATTTAGGAGAAAATAATGGCAGAAAGAATTGTTAGTCCAGGTGTATTCACAAGAGAAAAAGACCTCTCATTCTTACCACAAGGTATAGGGGAGATAGGTGCGGCACTTATAGGACAAAGTATAAAGGGGCCTGCATTCGTACCAACACAGGTAGAGTCCTTTCAAGAATTTCAACAAGTATTTGGTGGTTTGACAGAAGATTCATACCTACCTTATACTGCACAATCATATTTAGAAGACGCAGGAACTGCGACTATCGTAAGAGTATTAGGACAGAGTGGTTACACTGTTGAACCTTTAGTATTAAAGATTAGTGGTTCAGTAGCAGCAGTAATTCACCCTACTACAAAAGTACCTTTCGGTGGTGTTGCAAACTCAACAGGTTCATTTGATAGGTCACTTGTAACAAACTTGAGTGGTTCAGCAGCTTCACCAACACCAGATGTTTCGGCATCTAACTTCGCACTTTATATGAGTGCATCAGGTGCAGTAACAGGTTTATCAGAGTCAGCAGTACTTGCAATAGCAACCGCATCATTAGACCCAAGCGCAGTAAACTACATTGGAAAAACACTTGGTTCATCTCCTAAAAATGGTTCGGAATTTGGTTACCTATATATGAACTTCAATTCATTCCAATCGGCATCTTTCGCAGCTGACCCTAATTGTAATGTAGAAGTTGATACATTTAGAAAAACTGACTATACAAAAGCATACCAAGAAGCTTCAACACCTTTCATCATATCACAAGATGTATCAGGTACAAGTAAAAACTTATTTAGATTCCACACATTGTCACATGGTACTTCGACAAACTACGAATTTAAAATTGGTATTAGAGATATTAAACCAGCAAATGAAGTTCCTGGTTCTGAGTATGGAACATTTAGTGTTATCCTACGAAGAGTAGATACTTCTAAAATTGCTAATTCTATATTCGGTCAAACTGTTCAAGATAGTGATGTTAGACCAAGTATTATAGAAGAATTTAGTGGACTTAACTTAGACCCTAATTCACCTAACTACATTAAAAGAGTTATTGGTGACAAGTTTATTACTGTTGATAACAATGGTAAAGTTACTTCAAATGGGGATTATCCAAACGCATCTGTAAACATTAGAGTAGAAGTAAATAGTGATATGGATGGTGGAGCACTTGATGCAAGTCTTGTTCCTTTCGGATTCGCACCAGTTAAGTCACCTATACATAGTGGACATGATTTACCAAGTCCTACATATGTAACAGAACAATCAATTGCAGGTGAATTTAACAAGAGAGCATTCTTAGGTTATTCATTCGACTTTACAAATACAGATAACTTAAACTACTTAAACCCAATTCCAGATTCAAACTCTGAAAGTGTTGGAAATAAGTTCTTATTAAGTCAATGTACTTCTAATGGAGCAGCAATTGCACTAAACGATGGTCTTATAGACAACAAAAAATTCTTAGTACCATTCCAAGGTGGATTCGATGGATTCGCACCAAACAGAACAGTACTAACAGGAGAAAACATTGTTGCAGGTAATATGCAAGGATTAGATTTATCATCAGCAACCGCAGAAGGTACAATCGCAATGAGAAAAGCTATTAGCGCAATGTCAAATCCTGATGAGTATGACATGAACTTGTTAATTACACCAGGTGTAATCAATAGACTACACTCGTCAGTAACTACTTTCGCTAAAGATATGTGTGAAGACAGACAAGACACATTCTATGTAATGGACGCAGGTTCTTACACAGATTCAATCGCAACAGTAGTTAACTCACTAAGTTCATTCGATTCAAACTATGTTGGAACTTATCACCCATGGGTTAAGATTCTTGACACAGATAAAAATAAGCCAGTCTGGGTACCACCAAGTGTTGTATTACCAGGTGTTATCGCATTTAATGACGCAGTTGCTGAACCATGGTTCGCACCAGCAGGTCTTAATAGAGGTGGTTTATCAAATGTAATCGAAGTTAAGTCAAGATTAACTCATGACGAGAGAGATACATTATACGAAAACAGAATTAACCCAATCGCTACATTCCCTGGACAAGGTGCTACTGTATTTGGTCAAAAGACATTACAAGCTAGACCATCAGCTCTTGACAGAATTAATGTTAGAAGATTGTTAATCGCATTGAAGAAGTTCATCGCATCATCTTCAAGGTATTTACTATTCGAAAATAATACGGCAGCAACAAGAAACAGATTCTTAAGTATTGTTAACCCATACTTAGAGTCAGTACAACAAAGACAAGGTCTTTTCGCTTTCCGAGTGATTATGGACGAATCAAACAATACACCAGATATTATAGATAGAAACATCTTAAAAGGAGAAATCTTTATTCAACCAGCAAAAACTGCAGAATTTATAGTACTTGATTTCAATGTACTACCAACTGGCGCAGCTTTTCCTGAATAAAATAAAATAAAGACTATTTATTAGAAAGAGAAATAGGAGAATTAAATGGCACAATTATTAGACCCAAATGAAATAATGTTCACCAACTTTGAACCTAAAATGTCAAATAGGTTCATCATGTACATCGAAGGAATCCCTGCATACTTGGTGAAAACGGCAGCCAGACCAGAAATAAACAATGGTAAAGTTACCATCGACCATATCAATGTTAGAAGATATGTAAAAGGTCGTTCTGAGTGGCAAGATTTAGCAATCACTTTATACGACCCAGTCGTACCTTCCGCTGCACAAGCAGTAATGGAGTGGGTAAGACTACATCACGAATCTGTAACAGGTAGAGATGGATACTCTGATTTCTATAAGAAAGATATCACATTTAACAGTTTGGGTCCTGTTGGTGATAAAGTAGAAGAGTGGACACTTAAAGGTGCATATATTCAATCAGCTAATTTTTCAGACATGGACTACGCAGGTGAAGATTTGGCAACAGTAGAAATGACACTTACTTACGATTACGCAATACTACAATACTAAATACGGATTGTAATAAAAATTGAAATAAGAAACCCGCCCCATAAGGTGGGTTTTTTAATTTTATTTACATATTTATTAGAGGTTAACCAAAAAGGAGATAAGATATGGCAAAATTAATAGTTAAAAGAATTGATGACAATATTGTTGAGTGGATTGGTGATGATTCATATTGTACTTGGGAAGACAAGGACAATGGTGGTGAAGCTGCAACACATTTTACAATCGCAGAAGCAAATGAAGATTGGGGACTACCAATTAATGGCTTCGATTATGGTGGAAGAGAAAAAATTACCTATGATGGTGATTTACCAGATGGATTTGAATGTGGTGTAACTACACTAACAGGAACCGAAGGTAATTATACTTGGGGATAATCCAAAATCTATTTTAAAATCTTAAAGTCTCATTATTAAAACAATTTTGAGACTTTTTGTATTAATAATAGTCCAGTTACATATATATTATAGTACAGTACAACAAAAAAAGATATAAAACGAGTTTTATTATGGCAAAAGAAAGATTAGAAGATGAGTACCCAATTTCCGACAAGGATATGGTACAAAAAGCTATCAAAGACCACGAACAAAGAGAAGTTCGTGACTATAAGTTCCCTACGGAAGTTATAGATTTACCCTCAAAAGGACTTATATACCCAAAAGACAACCCACTATCAAGTGGAAAGGTTGAAATGAAGTATATGACCGCAAAAGAGGAAGATATCCTAACCACACAATCATATATTAAAGACGGAACTGTTTTAGACAGATTATTTCAGTCATTAATCGTTGGTAATGGTGAAGGTGAAACAATTAAATACATAGATTTAGTTACAGGTGATAAAAACGCAATTATGATTGCTGCAAGAGTACTTGGGTATGGTAAAGAGTATAAGGTTGAAATTGACGACCCAACTATGCCAGGTACAAAGCAAAAAGAAAACATCGACCTTACTCAATTCCAAAATAAGGATTATGAGGGTGAAAATCAAGTAGAACCACATAAAAATGAGTTCGAATTCACTTTACCAACCTCACAGAGAAAGGTTACCTTTATGGCGATGACCGAATCTAAAGAAAGAAAAGTTAAACATCAAGTAGAAGCAATTAAGAAGGCAAATCGTAAATTAAAAGATATGACTTCAAGAGAGTTAACTACAAGAATGAAAAATATGATTCTTTCAGTAGATGGGTCAGATGACCAAAAAGACATCAATCATTTCGTGGACAATGAATTATTCGCAGTAGATTCAAAGGCACTCAGAGCGTATATCAACCAAAGTGTTCCCGATATTGATTTAACATTTGAATTTGTATCTGAGGAGACCGGGGAAGAGAGAGAAATGCAACTGCCTATGGATGTCGGGTTTTTTTGGCCTTCCGAGTGATTATAGAAAGCATTTACATTCTCAAATTTTTGACCTCATATATCATGGAAATGGTGGGTTTAGTCACACCGATGTCTACAATATGCCTGTTTGGGCGAGAAACTTCTATATCGGTAAGATAATAGAATTCAAACAAGAAGAAAAAAAGGCACATGATAAAGAAATGAGAAAAATCAAGTCAAAAACACCAAGAAAATAATAGTAGTATAAGAACCCGACATATTTGTTGGGTTTTTACATATTTATAGAATATAACAAAGGGATATTATATGAAAACCATCAAAGCAACTAAATTAAGAGAGGTCTTATCTTCCAAGGGAGTAGATGAGGGTTTTATTGATAGAATCTTTCACAGAATACAAAAGGCTAAAACCGATACCAAACTTAAACAGATTGAAAAGGACATTGAAAGGTCTAAACAAAAAGTGAAAGACATAACTTCAGCTCAAGAAAAACTACTTATCCAACAATATGGTAGTAAGGATAAAATTCCTCAAGTAATGAAGAAACAATTCGGAATTGAATAACTTTAGGGTTCTAAATGGCAGATGATTATAAAAAGATTGAAGAATCATTTCTTGGCGCAAGAAATTACGCCAATGAATTAGCAGACCTTCTTGGTAAAGCAGGAAAGAATACCAAGGCTGCAAATGAGTTTGCCTCAAAATTAGCAGACAATCTTAAATCACAAACAAGTGCCGCCGATAAACTAAACGCAGCAGTTGAAGCTAGACAAGACTACATAGAAAAAACTGTAAAGAGTGGTAAATTCCTGAATAAGGGATTGATGAAACAATTGGACACTACAATTAAAATTCTTGATGCTGAAAAAGAGAAAGAATTAGAAGTTCAAAAACAAGTAGACAAAGCTAAAGAATACGAAGATTTACTTAAAGACCAAAACGACCAATTAAAAGAATCATTAGGATACTCATCAGAACTTGCAGACCTATTTGCAGCAGGTGGTGTAGCGGCATTAGGTGCAAAAGCATTTACTGAAGGTATTGGTAAAGCAAAAGAGGCATTTACTGGAACTTACGATACTGCAATAGATTTATATAAGACAATGGGTCTATCAGCAAATGAAGCAGCAGGAATGGCTTCAAGTATTCAAGGTGCATCGATGTTCTCACTAACAGTAAGTGCAGAAGATGCGGCATCAGCTGCAACGGCAATGAGTGACGCATTTGGAACGGCTCAACATATAAACGCAGAAACATTAAAAGATGTAGCAGAACTATCCAACTTATTAGGTGATGGTGCTGGTGCAGTCGCACTACAACAAATATTTGAACAAGCAGGTGCTGACGCAAGTGATATGACATCTGAAATAAAAGACATCGCAAGTGGTGTCGGTGTCAACGCATCCGCAGTTCTAAAAGATATGGCAAGTCAACAAAACCAAATGTTGGGGATGTCAAAAGAAGAAATTAAAGTATTAGCTAAAAAATCAGCAGAACTTGTTAAACAAGGGATGTCAATGGAGAAACTGAATGCGGTATCTGACAATATGTTAGATATAGAAGGTAGTATCCAAAAACAGATGAAAGCAAGGGCATTTGGATTAGGTGAAATGTTACCTGACCAACAAGCTATGTTAAAAGCCGCAGAAGAAATGCAATTCGGTGACCAAGCCAAGGGTGCTGAAATGATGATGAAGGCTATAAATGACGCAGGTGTATCTGCAGAAGACTTTGGTAAAATGGGTCGTAAACAACAACAGATATATGCTGACGCAATTGGAATGTCTGCATCTGAGTTGGGTAATATGTTACAGACTCAAGAAAAGAACGCAGAGTTACAAGCAAAGTTTGGTGAAAAAGGTGCAAAAGTTTACGGATTCCTAACCGCAGGAGCTACCAGTATGGGGCAAGGTTTAATAGAGACGGGAAAACAACTTGCTTCAATGATTATACAATATGGTATAATGAACAAATTAGGTGGTAAGAGTTTCTTTGGTGGTGCACCAGGTAGTGGTGGTAATGATAAGTCAAAATCAATCACCAAGAAAAAGTCTAATATCAAAAGTGGTGGTGGTAAAGGAATGAGTGGTATGACAGACGCCATTTCAAAAATAGACGCCAAGAAACTACTCGCAGGTGGTGCAGCATTAATACTTGTAGCGGCAGCCGTATTTGTATTCGCAAAAGCAGTACAAGAATTTATGAAGGTTGAATGGAAAGCTATTGGTATGGCAGTTGTATCCATGTTAGCATTAGTAGGTGCATTGGCATTGGTAGGTGCAATAATGATGAGTGGTGTTGGAGCAGTTGCTATTCTCGCAGGTGCAGCCGCAATGTTAATCATAGCCGCAGCATTATTAGTTCTTGGGTACGCAATACAAGAAATTGCTAAAGGATTTGAAATGATGGGTAATCTTACAGAATCCTTAATGGGTCTGATTATGATTGCACCCGCATTAATACCATTAACCGCAATATTAAGTTTACTTGGTATTGGTATGTTGGCATTGGGTCTTGGATTACTTTACGCAACGCCGGGTATTCTTGCATTTGGACTCGCATCTATGATATTGATTGCAGCAGTTCCAGCAATATCGGCATTAGCCGCAGGATTAAGTCAATTAGTGTTAGTCGCACCAGGTTTACTTTCCTTGGCGGCAGGACTTGCGGCAGTAGGGTTGGCGATGATGCCATTCGCAATGGGTCTATTGATGATAACACCATTCCTTGGAACAGTATTCGCATTAGGACTTATGTTACCAATGATTGCAGGAGCATTTGGAGCAGGTGGTGACGATGGTGGTGGTGCAACCGCAGGTGGTGGTGGTGAAAGTGACCCATTATTAGAAGAACTTAAATTGTTGAGAGCTGACATAAAGGGTCAACCAATACAAATAGTATTTGATAATAAAGTAGTTAGTGAAATATCAAGAACACAGAGAACAAGACAAAGTAGAGGAACATAATGTCATTAAAAGACTTAAAATCAAATCTTGGTGATTACAGAAAGCCAAAAAGTGAACCTCTTGAAGTAAAAACAAGAATAGAACCTTCTGCGTTTAATACTGTACCATTAACTGATAAAATCAAAACAAAAAATGATGTACAATATTCAAGACAAACTCCTGAAAAAGTAGGTACTTCTCAGAATAAAGTAACACAAGGTGATAAGTTCAAGGGTGAGACTGAAGCAAATGAAGTAACTCAAGGTGATAAGTTCAAAGGACAAACCGACCCAACACTTGTTAATCAGACAGAAAAGTTCAAAGGTGAAACAAACCCTACACTTGCAAATCAGACAGAAAAGTTTAAAGGTGAAACAAACCCTACACTTGCAAATCAGACAGAAAAGTTTAAAGGTGAGACTGAAGCAAAAGAGTTTAAGTTTACACAAAAGTTTTTAGGTGAGACAACTCCTAAAGAGTTTAAATTTGCACAAAACTTCTTAGGTGAGACAACTCCTAACGAATCAGATAGAAGTTCTAAGTTTTTAGGTGAAACAACTCCTAACGAATCAGATAGAAGTTCTAAGTTTTTAGGTGAAACAACTCCTAACGAATCAGATAGGTCTTCAAAGTTTTTAGGTGAAACGACACCCAATGAATCAGATAGAAGTTCTAAGTTTTTAGGTGAAACGACACCTAACGAAATGTTAAAACAAACTGGTGAATCATTTTTAGGTGAAACGACTCCACCAGTTGCAGGACAAGGTGATAAATTTAAAGGTGAAACGACACCTAATGATTTTACTTTCAATGGTAACTTAGAAGGTCAAGGACTTGAAGTAGGACAACAGGTTAATTTCTTTACCGATGATAAAGCAGTTGGATTCTCACCATTTATGAGAACCAAAGATGATACTAAATTTACAGGTATAAATGATACTCAATTTGATAACGCATCGTCATTATTAAGTAATTTTAGTCAACAAAGTCCTGGAATATCATTTCAAGCCGGATATGGTCAATATAAGGTAGGAAAAGCAATTGGTGATACACAAAGATACTCACCAGATGGTGATAGATACATAGATTCATATACAAGTATTGGTGATTTATTACAACAAAGACAATCACCATCTTTCTTAGACGAAATGTACTCTAAATTCAATCTTCAAGACCCAGAAGCAAATAAATTTAGTTTAATACCTCAACCATATGTTTTAAGAGGTATACAACGAAAGAAAAAAGGTGAACCTCAAAGTTGGGGATTTGGATTCCCAATTGATGATGGTTTAATTCGTGGTGGGGCAGTTGCTTCAACTGAAAGAGCTGCAATAGACTTAGTAAGGATGGGTTCATTCTTTTTATCAGTAAAAGGTTTACTATGGTCTGCAACACAAATTGGAAATCAGAGAAGTAACACATATAATAAAATTTGGACTCCTGCAAACTTCTTAGCTGCGATAGGTGGTCAACAAATAGGATTTAAACCTGATAGAAGTGGTATCCTTGGATTAGATACGCTAGGAAAATACACAAAAATAGGTGGTGTCACCGAAGGTAATCTTCAAAAACCAAAAAATAATCTAATTTCGTTATATGATAGTTTTGGTACGATTGAAATTGGTAGTGACTTAAAAACATTTAGTGGTGGTACTGATTCCTTATATGGTATTGGTCAGACTGTTGTAAAAAGATATACAAATTCATTTATAAAAGGATTAGGTGCAATCGCAACTGGTAATAAAATTACAGGTCTATCTGATTACACTCAAAAGTTCTTTTTTAAAGAAAAAAATGAAGAAACTGAAGAAACATATTTTAAATCTATACCAACTGACCCAGAAGACCTTAAGAAATATGGTGTAGTAGAACAATTAGGTAAAATACAAAAGTTCAATGAAGATAACAAACCAAATCTTGTTGAATCAGATGGATTAGTAGGGCCAGATATTGTTGACATTGGGGATTATATGATGATTTCTCATGGTAAGTTAATGGATATGGCAGATGAAAGAGCGCAGCTTGGAGCTACACCTGTATCGCCAACTGATTTTAGGAAAAAGTTAAAAGGTGGTTCAAGGGGTAATGTAGAATCAAAAGAGTATGACAAAGAAAATATAGAAACAATATTTAAGTTCCCAAGTCCAGGTAAACCTGTCTATACAGATGGTTCGGCTAGAACTGGTCAAAAGGAAATGAAATATGATACCACAAAGCTTACTAATTGGTCATCGCATTACGATAAAATACAAGCATCAAAAATTGGTGATGAAATCCAATCAGACTTAGTTAATTTAGTTTTCAGATTAGGTACTGAAAAGAGTAATCTACAATTTAGAGGAACTGTAACGGGGTTAGCAGAGAACTTCTCACCAACTTATACTGAAATAAAATATAGTGGTAGAGCAGAACCTGTATATGTTTATGAGTCATTTAAACGAGACATATCATTTAATTTTAAAGTATACCCAACATCAAGAGTTGAGATGCAACCATTGTGGACTAAGTTAGAACGATTAGCAACTTATACAATGCCAAATTATACAGGAAACGGATATACTGCGCCGGGTAGTAAAACGAACAAAGAATTAAAACTAACAGTTGGTAAGTTGTATGTAGAAACACCAATGATATTAACATCATTATCATATACATACTCAGACGAGGTTGCATGGGATGTAGATTTTGGATTACCAATGGGTATTGATGTTGCGGTAGGTGCTACTGTACTTGGAAATAATATACACGAATATGATAGTGGTGAGGTATTTGTTTTTAGTAGTGATTTTAGAATTCAAGGTGCGAGTTAAATATGAAAAGATACGATAACATACCAGTAATTAAAAAAGAGGGTGAACGAAAGTACTCTACTACATTAGTATATCCTATAATAAATCCTGAAATTAATGATACTTACATTATAACAAAAGAAGGTGATAGGTTAGATAATTTAGCATGGGAATATTATTCAGACCCTACATTGTGGTGGATTATAGCCAGAGCTAATAATATAGGAAAAGGTACTTTGTTTCCAGAAGTTGGAATACAATTAAGAATTCCTAACGATACACTAAAGTTTATAAATGAGTATGATGCGTTAAATAAAAAAGAAGATTAAGTTATGAGTTTTCAATTAGGTGCAAGAGCTTTACCAAAGCCAACACAGCAAATGTCAAGTGATGTAAGTAGTATCGGTGTCTCAGGAGTAGGACTTCACAGTAGAGCTTATGGAAAAATTACACTTGCAAGTGGTGGAATTGTTAAATGTTCTTCCAATTCATTTAAGTCAATAGAAAGTATTACTAATGATGCTACACACGCAGACTTGCTTACAGATGATAGTGGTAGATTAACACCTTTTCCTGTATTAGAAAGTATTTCTATAAATAACGATGGTGGGCAAGATATATCAGACGCAATGTTATTTGAAGCAAGTTGTAATTGTAAAGTTTATAGTCGAGCTCATTTTAACCATATCGAAAAAAACTTTATGACACCAAGACAACGAGTAAAGGTTACGATAGGATGGGTTGGTGGAACGGCAAAAACAGTAACAGGTGAAATCACAGGATTTAATTTCACTATTAACTCTGATTTAAGTTACGATGTTAGTTTAAAAGTAGCAGGAGCAGCAGATGGTGTTTTAGATGTTGACTACATGACTTTAAAAGATGTGGGTAAAGAAACAGTTAAAGACCCTGAGTCTGGTAAAGAAGTCCCATCAACCGACTTAATAACAAACCTTGTTGGAATCTCATCAAAACTAACGGGTAAACCTGCAGAGGGTAAAGCTCAAGTTAGAAGTGGTGGTGCAGGTAAACCTAAAATTGGATTGGTTAATCACCAAATGGTAAATACGGGATGGTCATCGTTCTTTAATAGTGCAACAGATAATGTTTTACCATATGTAAGATTAGATGAGTTTATTGACTATGTTAATAAAAATTCTAAAAGTGTTGCCGGTACTGCAGCTCAAAAGTTTGATTATTCTCAAATAAAAATAAAAACATCAAATGATTCAAAAATAGCATCAGCAAATCCATTAGAAATGATATTTGGTTGGGCATCGAAGTATGGTCCTAATGCAGATTATAGCGCTTTAACAAAAGGTAGTAATCCATTGGCAGGTATTTGGGTTCAAATTGGGTTTATGCAAACCACAATGAAAGAACTAAAAAATCCACCAGGAAAACAAGATTCTCCAAGTAGGGTAGCAACATCTATGTTCTTAAAAAAAATATTTAATAAAATAAATGAAAACTCAGGTGGATATCTTACATTATTTTTATACAATGACCCAGATTCGCCTGAGTCTGAAAAAGGTAAATTTCTAATTTTAAATAAGGGTACTGCAGCTAAAAAACAAGCAACTCCAACAATGATTAAATTAGTAAAAGGTTTTGGAGATGGTGTTAGAGATTGCAGTCTTACATCTAATTTAGACTCAGACCTAATTGCGTTAGCAACTGCAGCAGCTATGGATGGTGAGGGTTCACCACAATTAGATGCAGTTTTTGCGGGTTGTTATCCAGGTTCTGTTGGAGAAAATGCTAATGATTTCGAAGGAGATTTAGCAAAAGCAATTGAATCACTTGGGGATAATATTAGTGAAGATGATATTACAGGTGCAAAACAAGCATTGAAAGCATATGTAAAAAATAACAATAAAAAATATAACCCAAACATTAGTTATGGGTTAGAATGTGAACTTACTGTTGATGGTTACAATGAACCAAAATATGGAGATTGTTTTAGCGTTGATAGATTACCAACGAGAATAAGAGATAAAGCATATTTTATAGTAACAAAAATTGGTCAAGAATTTAATGGTGGTGATTGGTCTACTAAAATATCTGGCCTAATGATGATTGATGTATAATGGGAAGACGAAGAATATATTATCCAGAAGGAAGTATCCAAAAGGGTCTATACACCGAGGGTGGTGAATGGATGACTGATGATGGTGACGAATGGGTTGGGCAATATCACAAATATACCAACACAGGAGAAATATATACTCAGCCAGTATATGTAAAAGATGTATCTGTAAAATTAGTACCACTTTATAGATTGAACGAACAACTTGCGAAAAATACTTTTCAATATAATGTATTAAAAGAGTTAGTTGAAGATTATGAACAAAATCTTGTAGTACCTGACCCTCATTTGTTTCAACCAACTCAAGAAGATTATGACAATTCTTTTGCAACAAGGTATTTTTACAAAAGAAAGGGAAGTACCATTATTAATGAAGTAAGTGAAGATGGGTTTGGTGAGTTAGAGAGTGTATACTATCAGAAACTCGAATTAAAATGGAAAATTGCTGGACCTTTAAATGATACACCAGAAGAAAAAGGTATTATTGATACCAATAAAAGAACAATTATGTTGTATCAGAATGTATTTTTAGGCCTTGAACGATATCTTACCAACTTACAACAAGGTGCAAAAATTTAACAATTATTTAACATTAAAAGTTTGGTAGTCTCAAATATTATCACTATATTAGTAGTGTAAGATTAAGAGATATGATAAAATCAAAACCAAAAAGTAACGGAAAAATTGAAATAGACTTGACAGGTCCTCAAGGTAATGCATATTACATATTAGGAGTTGCAAAAAACCTTTGTAAACAAGTGGGTGTTCCATTTGAACCACTAATGAAAGAAATGACAAGTGGTGATTATGATAATCTAATCAAAGTGTTTGATGACAAGTTTGGGTCAGTAGTAATAATGTATAAATAAAATGAAAAATATGAAATACGGAATTGAAATCACAAAACCATGGTCAAAAGAAATGTATGACCACAATGAGAAAGTAGCAGAATTGATGAAAGCTGAGATATTACTTAGTATTAAGAACAATAAAAATAATTGGGATAAACTCAATGAACTGATACAACTTTGTGGTGGAATCCAATGGGGAGCATCATACGGAAGTGATGATGATACTTCAGAATTATACCAAGAAGTTATAAACGAACTTGATAATGTTCAAAACTATTGGTTAAACGAAGAGTATCCTTACTATGCTGAAAAAGGATTGGTAAGTGATATTGACTTAGAGTTTATCGGATATTAATTTGGATAATTCATAAAAGTTTCGTATATTAGTTACGGATGAAAATTGTAGATAGCAACAAACAACTTAAGAAACATATATCCCAACTCTATCGGGAAAGGATATTGGTGTACCCTATACTTACGAGTTTAGATAAACACCCTATAAAGACACGAGTATCCGCACTAATCATATCAGATGGTACATTAGACCTATTTGTTAATTACAACAACATAGACGCAAGTAAAATAGACCAAAAGGTAGAGTTTCACAACTTTAAAGAAGTTTACATAGTAGGAATGAAAGATTTTCTATATCACTATGATTTCTTACCTAATATGTATGATTTAGAAATGTCACTCTTTTGGCAAGCTAAACCATTCGATGTACAAGAGAAACCCATCTACACTATATTCAGAAGACGACAGGCACCTAAAGCAAATGACCTTATTCCTATATGGAAACACTACGAACAATTCGAAGATTGGAAGAAACTTTTTGTCGACTCAAAAATTTCTAAATTCTCACAACTATATGCGAAAGCATTACAATGGGTTGAGAAGAATGGACTTTATACGGATTTAGATACACTTGAACATACTCAATATAATACACTTACTACAACATCACGACCATCCAATACATTTGGTGGAGTAAATTACGCAGCACTTAAGAAAAATGATGGTACTCGTAGTAGATTTATTTCACGATTCGAAAATGGTAAATTGTGCCAATTAGATTTCGATGGATATCATATTCGACTTATATCAAAACTAATTGGCATAGATATTCCGTTAGATAAGAAAGCACATGGGTGGTTGGCAAATCAATATGGAAAAGATATTAGTCAAGCAAAGGCAATCACATTTAGACAACTATATGGTGGGGTGGAAGATGAATACTATCACATACCATTTTTCAAAAAAACATCAGATTACATAAACTCACTATGGTTAGATTTCTTACGAAATCGTGAAGTGGTTACACCTATTTTACAAAGAAAAATTAAATTTGATGAGAATCTAAATAAAAATAAATTATTTAATTATGTTTTACAAGCGCTTGAAACAGAAAGAAACATATTTATATTAGATAAATTGTCAAAAATCAATTTGAATCAAAAGTCAGTACCTATATTATATACATACGACTCGATTCTGTTCGATGTTGACGCAAACGAAGAGAATTACATTAGGGAAGTTAAATCAATAATGGAAAAAGATGGATTCCCTGTCGAGATAGAAATTGGAAACAATTATGATAATATGGTTAAGACCGATATTTAGGTATTTATAGTTATGAAGAAATCCCAAAACATAGTAGATAGAATATTACGGAAGGTTTGGTCTGATATAGACACTAAACTTACTGAAGGTATTTATACTGAAGAATTCTTAAAATCTTTTTATTATCATCTTATAGATGAGGTTGGTGAAGCAAACGCTGATATTCTAATTCAAGAGTTTGATAAAGGTAATGAAGAAGAGCCAGAAGAAGAAAGACCTGACTCTGGTGAAGAAAAAGACATTGACAAATTTGGAATGTTGACTCAGATTGAAAAAGACAAGTTAAAGGATAAAGAAAAAGTAAAAGAAAATATACTAATTCAATTAGGACAACTCCTTAGTGAAGCTTCCATATATGACAACAAATATGCAATAGGTGATAAATTCATACCACTTAAAAATACGGCAGATTTATTACAAATGGGATTACCAAAAGGTGAAAAAGTACCTAAAGGACCTTTTACTAAAATAGCACCTACTGAAGATGGTGTTCAAGTAAAAATAAATAATGGTCAAACTGTATATGTATCCGCTGAAGATACTGGTAAAAATTATATAATTACCGCAAGTAATGGAAACATTCAGTCTTTATTTGGTAAAATGAGAAAAGGTTCTAAACCAACTGATGTAAACTTTGATACAGAAACGATGGAAACTGCACAATGTATGGGAACATATGTAAATGGTTTCAGTATACTTAAACAATTAAATGCAGCTACCGAAGAAACTTTACCAAAAGTTACTAACGATGTAAAACAGAAATTTGTAAAAGCATTGGGGAGTAGTGGAGAATACGCAAAACCTAATGAGATTTTATCTAAATTAGATACGATGCCACTTGGTGATTATTTCTTGATAGCACAATTAATGGCAGGTATGACCAAGTTTACAGATGATATGAAATTTAAAGGTGCATTTATAACTCATAAAAATATAAAAGGATATTATCAAGCTACTGAGCGTTCT